CGCACCTCGGTAGCGGAGTAGACAGGTCGTAGGCGAACCGCTCGCCGGGCGGGAGTCTGAGGCCCGGCATGCGCACGATGGCGCCATCGAGCGTCGGCATCAGCATCCAGATCCTCTCCGCTGACCATGTTGGCGCGCTCGGCATCGGCAGCCACCGCGTCGAGGCGGCGAGCGCGGCGCCGATCAGGCTGGAGAAGAAGGTGCGGCGGTTCATAGTCACTCCTTCGGCCCGCTCGGCGGCGATTCGTGCTCGATGCCGAACTGCCTGCGGAGGTGCACGCGAGTCTCGGCGAGCTTGCCTTCGAGCCATGCGGTCAGGCACAGCGGGAAGCAAAGGATCGGGCCGGTGGCGAAGTCGTCGTTGCCAGCCTTTCCCTTGCCGATGTCCCAGTTGCAGACCCCCGAGGTGCCGCGCTCCTCGACCATGTTGCGGCCCTTCGACGTGCCGACCACGTAGCGGTTGAGGATCACCCACTCACGACCCGCCACGTCCTGCCGGCAGTAGTCGCAGAGTTCCGTGTGCTGCCAGTCGCGCGTCGGCTCGTTGCTCTTCTGCGCGGCTCTGCGTTTCTCGCCGCATGGCCCACAGTGCCAATGCATGAGATGAGCATCCGCAAGCCCCACAATCACCATCTCGGCTCCGCACGTTTCGCAGTTCACCTTCACGGCCGCCACTCCGTCAGCGCTCGCACCCAGCGGTCGCCGATCGCGTCGATCTCAGCCATCTCCTCGGTGATGTCGGGGAACTGCTCGTAGTCGGATTCGCGCGCGCCGCCGAAGTCGAGAGGGAGGGCCGCAATGCACTGATCGAGAAGGTTCTTCGACACGTCCTTCACGAGCTTCTCCAGTTCGGGGCTGCGCGGGTTCTTCTTCGCCCAGCATGACGAGCATCGTCCGTCCGACATGAATGGCACGGTGTCGGCGCCGCAGTCAGGGCAGACCTTCACGGCCGCGTCCTCAGCTTCACGCCCCACGTCGCCGCGTCGTCGCGCACCCGCGCGTTGACCGACGCGAAGTCGCCCAAGTGGCCGAACAGCAAGTGGCAGTTGACGCCGCGCCCTTCGCACAGCGCGATCAGGTTCGCGGGGTCGAGTTCGCGCGCCGGCTCGAGGTGGAACGGGACGACGTGGTGCGCTTCCAGCTTCGCGCGACCTCCGCACACCGCGCACACCTTGCCGACCAGGAAGTGGCGGCGCACCGAGGGCCACTTCGGGGAGCGGCGCGTGCCGGGTGGGCGCTTCGACGACGAGAGGAGGATCGCGCTCACGTCGATGCGGGCCGCGTCGCGCCGTTGTCCGTGCGGATTCCGCCGCTGATGCCGTTCGCGGTCCCGAAGCCGGGGACCGCGCTGACCATGATCGGCGCCTCGGGCGATAGCGCGAGCCAGACCCGCGACAGCACGTCGAGCGCCCCCTTCTCGTCGAGGCCATCCAGCGCCTTGAGCACGCCGCGCATGGCGCGCTTCTCCTCGTCGATGCGGTCGAGAAGCGGGTGGGTGAACGTCTCGCGGGCCTTCGTGTCGGTCATGGGTTCCTTTGTGGCCCCTGATCCTACGCGGCGGCGACCTTCTTGCCACTGGGCGGCGGCTGCTTCGGCGGCACTGGGGGCGGCTGCTGCGGCCCCTGCGGCGGTTGCTGTTGCGGTGCTGGCATCATGCTGGGCAGCGACGCCTGCTGCTCGTCCTCGCTGTCCGTCACCTCCTGCTCGATGTCGACGTCGTCGCCCAGGACGCCGCGCTTCTGGATCTCCTTGAGGTAGGTGGCGTGCGACAGGTCCTTGCGAGTGCGCGCGTTGTCGAGCGTCTGCAGGTCCTGCGTCGACCGCGCGGTGATCGCGAAGTCGCGCCAGATCGAGATCTGAAAGTCCTCGGGTGCGCCGTCGCGCCAGTCGGCCGGCAGCATCTTGGACTGCCGCGACCACGCCGCGGCGAACTCGATGCCTTGGTAGAGGCCCCACTCGAGCGCCTCGACCCATTTCTGCGCCTCGGCCTGCTGCTGCACTTCGGCGCGCACCTCGCCGGTCGCCGTCGCGGGCCCGTTCGACTCGGTCAGCGGCGACATGCCGAGCGCGTGCATGCGGCCCTCGATCGCCTGCAGGTCCTTGAGCCCGCCGTCGAGCGCCGTGCCGGCCGACTCGACCCAGTTCATGTCGAAGTCCGGCGAACTACTGAACGCCTGCGCGCCGGCGCCGAACAGGAACTTGCCGAGCTTCGCCAGCTCGGCCTCCTCGTGCGTCATGCCCTTCGCCTTGAGGATGTTGCACCGCTCGTAGTGCAGCTTCCAGTTCTGCTCGCTGCTGCTGTTCCAGTGCTGCACGTTGAGCCACGCGAGGTCGACCAGCGGCGGCCGCGAGTAGAGCGGGCCGATCTTGTTCGCGTAGACGACCACCAGCGGGATGCGGCCAGTCGGCCACTGCGGATCGGTCGCCGAGATGAACTTCGGGCCGGCCATGTATTCGGTCGCGACGCGCAGCCGCTCGGCCTGGTTGTCGCTCGTGGTCTGCTGCGTGTGCTCCCAGATCTCGACGCTGTTCTCCTTGTAGACCGTGACGCGCTCGACCTTCTCCTCGCTGTAGTCGTCGCGCTGCCGCCACGAGATGTCGCGCACGCGCAACTCGGTGATCACTTCCTCGCCGCGGTCGGTGCTCGCCACGCAGCCGAGCACGTTGTCGGGCAGGATGCGGACGAAGTAGGGCCGCACGCCGAGCGCGTCCTGCTCGTCGAGTCGGATCGCTCGCGTGACCGGCACCTCGGTGCCGTCAGGCTGGTAGGTGCTCTCCGTGATGGTCGATGGCGCCGCCACGCTGTCGACGAGGAACAGCGCGAAACCGCGGTCGGCCATGTCGTCCATGAGCCGGGACGCGAACACGGTCAGCGAGGTGCCGCAGCGGTCGGCGTTGTCCTCCAGTTGGTCGAGCGGCGGCGGCAGGTCGCCGATGGTGATGGGGCGCTGGAACGGACGACCCGACACACGGCGGATGCTGTCGTCATAGCCGTTGAACAAGAAGCTGCGCGCCAGCCGCTCCAGGTAGCGCACGTCGTTGGCGCGCTCGGACCAATCCTTCGGCAGCAGCAGTTCGCCCTCGGCGCGCATCGCTGGAGTGCCGCCGCGGAGCGCGCGGAGCACGCGCCACCAGTCGTCTTCCATGCCCTTGCGGGTCGCCGAGAACTTGCCGACGTTCTTGTTGTAGCGCGGCGGCGCGGGAGTGCTGGACTTCGTGCCGGTGTCGATCGCGGTCATGCCCTGACTCCTCCGACGTGCCCGCCGAGCGGGTGCGCCTCGTGGACGTAGTAGCGCAGCGCATCGAGCCAGTGCGTGCGCTTGTCGTTGCTCTTGTCGATGTCGCGGTCCGGCCCGTCCTCCCACGTCACGCCCTCGATGTCGAGCAGCGTCTGCTGCGCCTTCGCGCTGATCGCGAACCGCACCGTGCCGTCGGCGCTCTGCATGCGAGTGTTGACGCTGTTGACCGAGTCGATGACCGGCGGCTTGGCGCGCGGGACGCGAAGGCGCACGTCGGGGAACGTGCGGCGCAGCAACGCGAGGACCTGCGCGTAGTCGTTGCTCGACGCGCTCGTGTGGCGGTCGTTGCCACTCGTGTCGCCATAGATCAGGACGGCGCGCTTGTGGCCGGCGTAGCGCGCGGCGAAGCGTTCGCAGACGAGCCTCGTCGTGCTGTCGTCCGCGATGTGCACCTCGTCGATGACCGCCGTGTGCATGCGCGGGTCGGCCTTGGGCTGGTCCCATGGCGCCAAGGGCTGCTCCTGGATCACGACGGCGCTGCCCGGCGACACGTTGAAGTCGAGCGCGAGCACGAGGTCGAGCGCGGGGTCGTAGGTCGCGGCGCGCAAGTGCTTGTTGGCGTCGAACTCGGTGCAGATTCGGCCGCTCTGCGTGAGGAAGGACGCCTCATATTCCTGCGCGAAGCTGCGCGCATCCATGTCGCGCTTGGCCTGCTCGAGTTCCGGCGCTGCGAGCAACACGGCGCTCATCCAGTGGAATGCGTCGTGCCCCACCTTGCCGGCCTTGGCGGCGCTCCAGGCTTCCCAGAAGTGATTTCTGCCGCACGGCTTCCCGAGCAGGATCGCCCAACCAGGCGGCCGACCGCGCGTCGACAGCGCGGGGCGCAGCGACTCATCGAACGCCTTCGGCTTCCAGTAGGCGAACTCGTCGCCGACGAGGCCGTCGATCGCGAAGCCCTCGCCACGCGTCGGCCGGTCCATGCCGAGGCAGATCAGTCGCGCGCCGTTGGCGAGCGTGATCATCAGCTCGGTCTCCGAGACGGAGCCGATGAAGTCGCGCGGGATCTCGCGCTTCAGCTGCGGCCACCACAGGCGCTTGACCATCTCGCGGGTCGGCGCGGCAACGACGTAGGTCGGGTCGATCACGTCGGATGGCGGCTGCATCGCGCCGCGGAACAATCGCAGCCCCTTGGCATCCTTCGGCCCGTGCCCGCGCAGGATGTAGGCTCGGCCGTCGGTGCTCTTGCCGGATCGGCGCGCGGCGGCGCACCACTTGAACCGGGCCTCGGATTCGCGCATGCGACGGCGCTCCGGGTGGTCGAAGCGGTCGCCGCGCGGGATCCATGCGGCAGTCGGGACGGCGCTACTCAACGGCGCCCCCTGGTGGCCTCGGCGTCGCGTTCGGATCGCCCACCATCGAGTCGTCGGCCTGCTCCAGAGCCTCGCGCATCCGCTTCTGACGCGCCAGCTCGTCGTCGGCCGTCGCGCCGATCTTGGCGAAGTCGAGGGCGAGACGAGCCTTCTTCACGTCCGAGTTCTCCATCGCGAGGATGATGTCGA